TAATTCTTTTTTACTTACATCACTTGCAAGATATTGTTCGTCTTCTGTCATAATAGAAACAATACAGTCTTCTAGCATTTGGAATCCAAACTCTGCTTCAGATACTCCTTCACGATAGTTCTTAACAAATCCATCATAAGTTGGGTATCTTAATTCTATTGAGATATCATCTGTAAGTTCAACAACATTACCTGAATTTTCTGGTTTTGTTATTTCAACAGATGTTAAATCAATATCAACGTCAGTTGTTTTTTCACATTTCTCAGCTTCACATTTAAATCTTAATGTTGATGATTCACCAACTGATTTACTACGAATCTGAGTAAACATATATTCAACATCAAACGTTGATAGTTCGCTTGTTTTAATATCATCATTAACACAAGCAACAACAGTATCAACCATTGCTCTCATTGCCTGTTTCTGGTCTTTTGATTCAAACGCTGTTAGAAGCAGTTTTTCCTCTTTGACCAAATAAGGTCTATATGTGACAAGCTTATCAGTAGACGGAATTATCATCTCATATTTTAGATTGTCATTTAACTTAGGTAGTGCCATTATATTCTCCAAATATTATAAAAATTTTCTAATTAGTTCACCAGCGAGACCTTGAACAAAGTCATTGCCTACACTGTCACCTTTTTTAGACTTCCAATTCTTGTATGATAGTTGCACTGTAACTTCAAGTAATTGTCCGTCATCACTCAACTCAATTGCATTCATTGTAGTTGGGTATGCTTTATCTAGGAGCAAAGTATAAGTGATATCATCACCGAACACTGCATTTAAGTCAAACTCACCTTGTGCAAGGTCGAGCGGCCCTAGTCTTGGTAATCTATTCGCAATAGACGAAGGTAGTTTACCAGAGTCAAATAGTTTCTTTTTCTTTATAGGAAAAGAAGTACCCTTCTTAATATGTTGAATAATAACAGGGTGAGTATACTCATTGTAATATCCAACTTCTAATGTTTCTTGATTGACTGCAAGGTTTTGCCACGTCTCAAAGTATTCTCTTATTTTCATATCATTGAGACAATGAAAAGTTAATGTCACATCATCTACTGCATACCCATATGCAATCTTAGTGTTCTGAAGACCCATAGGTTTTTCAATTGAGGTAATTTGTCTGCCTGGCAATGAAGCAGCTTTACACAATAGATTCATTTCTCTTGCGTCACCTTTGAGTGGAGGTAGGAAAATCTTAAAAAGATTTCCCATAGCAAAACCACCACCTTTACCTACTTGTGATTTAAAATCGTCAATACGAAATGCCATTAACCTTTACCTATCATTTTTCTTGAATCGCCATATACTTTTTGCTTACTTGCCTTCTGGAATTGTGCTGTTGGTAAAAACGTTGCAATCTCCCATTCTGGAGCAGGTACTTCTGCAAATTTACTTTTAACGTGTTTATTCAAGTAGTGTTTAAAACAAGGTTGGTAGTATCGCATTTTGGCAATACTCTTTAACCTTTTATATGTAATAACAAACTTTGCGTCATCACTTTTCTTACTAGAAGAAACTTCCATTAGTGCGTCTAACATTTTTGCACGTAGAAGGGGTGGAAGATAATGTAGATTCAATCCATAAAATCCACCTTCTGCTGGCCCGACCACAACAACTAAAGGAAACGTATCATAATATGGAAGTGTTTCCTTAGTCTTGGGGTCATAGAAAAACATTTGCATTGACCCAACACCACCTCTGTCCGCATTAGTCTTTAGAGGTTCTTCCTTCATTAATTCTCTACGATTAACTTTAAGAGTACTTGCTTTCTTACGAAACCATTCACGACTTTCCTTTGTTCTAGGTGTAATACCTGCACGGAATGCCTGTAGTTCTAGTCTGTTAAAAATATTACTCATAGGTTTATTTATACCTTAAACTGAACACTTATGCCACACCCACAAACAGATTCTTCTTTGGGATTAATAATTCTAAACATTTCATTTAATCCTTCTTTTACCCAATCAAGAGTAGAACCACTTAAATATGGTTTTGACATTTCGTCTACAACTACATTAAACTTTCCATAATCAACAAGTATATCGCTATCCGATATAGGTTCTGCGTGTTCTATGAAATATTCATACCCTGCACAACCTCCACCAGTAACTCCGAGTCTTATATACTGAACTTCTTTTTCTATTAGTTTCTGTATTGCGTTATCGGTAACCTCAATCATACATCTATTTATAACTATTTCTTGCGTCTTTGGAAAGGTTTTAGAGGTTTTGTTGATTTGGGAATAAGACTTTTTAGTGGTTCATTCTTTTCAGTCCAGATAGCAAAGTGCCACCCACGGTCTTTTGCATATTCACTTGCCGCTTCCCATTTGTTTACGTTCTTGACATAGGTCATACTTTCTGATATAAATCGTTTAGTTCTACGACCACTTGTAGGTATTCTGGTCTCTTTATCTGGTTTTATCTCAATCAACCACGTCTTACCGTTTTCCATAACCATTTTTAAATCCATAAAATACCTATGGTAACGTTTGTCTACTTCGTATAGATAAGGTATAACAATCTCTTCGGAAGACCACAATTTTACATTGGGATTATCATCACACCATTTAAAGGCATACTTTTCCCATAGAGAACGATAGATTACATTAGTATGGTCACCATCATACTTCTTTGGATTTTTTACTCTGTATCTTCCTGAATATGCCATAAAAACCTTATAAATAAAGATGAATTTTAATCTATTTATCGGACTAATATAATGGCACGAGAAGTAACAAACATACAAGACGCACAAGTTGGAGACGTTCTTACTCCTGCTCAGATAGTTGAAGCAGCGACAGGAGAGAAGCCTGGCATTGAAGAAGCTAAGAAAAGAGTATTTCTAGAATATCCACTGAACAATCCTGACGAATACAAAGGTAGAATTGTATTCAATGTAATGCAAGAACCAGAAACAGACCTTGGTAATTTAGCAGGGGCTATCACTGGAAACATAAAAAGAATAATAAATAAGGTTGCTTCAGACCCAGAACAAAGTCCAGAAGAAGAATCACAATCGTTTAGTTCATTTGACGGTGAACTAAATGTCCCTATTATAAATGAAAGACCTCTGATTGATTTAGATAGACAAGTATCTTTATATCTTCCTATAGGTTTACAGTATCGTGATAATGTTCAATATGAGAATTTTGACTTAGGTGGTATAGGTGCAGGTGCAGAAAAGGGAGTAACATCTGGTACAGGTGCTATTAAAGGTTTAATTGAAGGTGGAATGAAAACTCTTACTGCTGGTCTTACAGGTGGTTCGTCTGGAGCGGACGTAGCAAAACTTGGTGTAGTAAAACTTGCTTCTGCATTACCAGACGAAGTACAAGGTGCATTTAAATCAGCGGCAGGTGTTACCACAAACCCTAACACTCGTGTATTATTCAAGTCCGTTGGGTTGAGAGAATTCTCATTTATATTTAAATTTGTTGCAACGTCTCCAAAAGAAGCAGAAGAAATTAAACAGATTATTAAATTCTTCCGTACAGAATTATATCCAGAAAACATTAATCTTCCTCTTAGTGGTGGGAATTCAATCTCTATCGGATATAAATTTCCTAACAAATTTCAAATTAGTCTTGAGTATGATGGAGAAGAGATTGCAACTAGAATAAAACCCTGTTTCTTAAGAGATGTTAGCACTAACTATAACAGTACTGCAATGGCAATGCACTCAGACGGTAATTTTACTGAGATTGAAATGTCTCTTGCATTCCAAGAAACAAGAACACTCAACAGAAAAGACGTTGAAGAGGATGGATTCTAATGAGTACAAAATATTTTAAAGATATAGGAGTTGTTAATTACCGATTTGGTGACAACGAATCTTCGGTTTTATTTAACAACCTAACCCAGTATATTGATGTTATTGACGGATTAAAAGATAACATTTCTTTTTATAACAAGTATACTATTGTTAGTGGAGACAGACCTGATACATTATCATATAAGTTGTATGGAACAACAGATTATTATTGGACATTCTTTTTATTGAATGACCATATTCGTTTATCTGGTTGGCCTGTTCCTACCTATAGTATTCTAGAACAAGCACAATCTAAGTATCCGTATAGAACGGTAACAACAAATACTGACATATCAAATTCTTTTCCTGTAGGTCAAATCGTTACAGGAGTAACAAGTGGCACGGTTGGAACAATTGTTAAAAGAAATCTGGATATGGGTCAACTCGTTATTGATACAGGAGAAGAACCCAACACAACTAATTTTGGTTCTACCGAACAGATAACATATATTAGTGTTCAAGACGGTGAAACCTTTACCGCAAATTTAGTAAAAGAATCTGAACAATATAATTCTGTTCACCACTATGAAGATGCAAACGGTGTATATCAAGACCTTACTTTATTTGACTTTGCAAATCCTTCTCCTACTTGGACTGCGGTCACTTATAGAGATAGACTTGAAAGACGCAACGATGAACTAAAAGAAATAAACGTATTGAAACCAGACGTAGTTACTAGAGTTGTAAGTGAATTCAATAACTTTAAGAAACAACGAGTTAGTTAATGGCAAAAACCACTCAATCACAACAGTATAAGATTACTGAAGCAGCTATTACCGCAGACCGTATTGGTGGTTTTAATGCGAACTTCTTTGATGTAAGAACTTCTGTTGCAGAACTTAATATCTTTGAAAGTCTAGATAAACCTTATTTAACTGGTACGGTTGTTATTCTTGATGACAAAGGACTCTTTGATAAGATAAACTTTCAAGGTACAGAAAGATTTAAAGTTCAACTATCTTCGGTTGAAAATGATTTAGATACAGTATTTGAACGTACCTTTATTATGACAGGAGTAGAACGTTCTGTCAAGTCTAATGATAACGGAAAGTCTAGTATGTATGTTTTTACATTGCTAGACGAACACGCATTTTTATCTAGTCTAAAGAAAATTAGTAAATCATTTAGTGGCACTATTGATAATATCTTGGTCAAACTTCTTGCGACAGAGATGAATCTAGATATAGACCTTTCATATTTGTTTCTGGGTAATGGTAAAAAATCAGAACCAATACAAACTAATATGAAAGGAATTATTCCTAATCTAAATCCAATAGAATCAATCAATTGGTTAATTAGTCGTGCAACAACAGTAACAGGTTCTCCGTTCTTTGCATATGCATCAATGCACGATGATAATCTTCGTTTAGGTAATCTTGATTCTATGTTATCACAACAAGCGTTTAACTCACGATTACCATACACCTATAACCCAGCAAACGTTGCTAATTCAGAGACACAATCTGAGTTAGAGAGAACCTTCACTATTAAAAATATAAGAACATCTAAAATGGCAAACACATTGAAACTTGTTCAAGAGGGTGCTGTCTCTGCTGGTTATTCTAACACAAATCTTAATACAGGTCAAATATTTTCACAACATCATACGATAAGAAACCAACTTTCTAATTTAAGAGAGCAACAAATTATTGGTGAGAATCAAAATGTCTTTGACCCATCTTTTAGAATAGGTGATAGGTTTGTTGATTTATATCAACCAAAAATGTATCATACCGTGACCTCAAGTGGGACATATGGTAGATACAAAAGTTATCACGATGAATACGATGCGACTAAATTTAAAAAGAAAGTAGAGAGTCGTGCAATCAAGAATCACCTCTATAAGAATATGATGAATGTTGTTGTTGAAGGTGCAGGTTTTATTATTTCTAAAGCAAGTGTTGGTGATATCGTAAATCTTAAAGTTGTTAATGATAATACAGAAACTTCTTTATTTGGAAATGAAGATGACCTAATAGATAAAGGTAAATCTGGTGATTTTATTATTCACAAAACTCGTCACACATTTGCAGGAACTCAACATACGGTTTCAATGAATGTTTGTAAACTAGAGAGACTTCCGTAATGAAACCTATTCTATCAGAATATTATGGTGATAACACACGATGGTTTATTGCAACTGTTGTGGATGCGTCTCCACCCTATGGATATGAAGGTAGAGTTAAGATTAGAGTTCACGGATTACATACAGATTCTACCAGATTGATTCCTCAAGCAGACTTACCTTGGGCACAATGTATGCTTCCTACAACCGAAGGTGGAGTATCTGGTATTGGTAGAATGCCTCAGATTCAACCTAACGCATTGGTCTTCGGTATGTTTATGGACGGTATGAACTCTCAAACTCCTGTTGTTTTTGGTACACTTCCTCACGTAGAATTACCTACTAGTGTGCAGTTAGGTCAAACAGAAGAAGATATAGGAGAAGATAACAAACCAGAAAACTTGTGGGAGAAAGTAATAAATGCAGTAAAACCTAAAGACGCAGATATTCAAAATGAAAACTCTGGGAATATTAATAATCTGGTCAAGTTATCAAGAGAAAAGACTGCGGTCAAATTCTTTTTAAATCTTGGATATACAGTCAAACAATCTATTGGTCTTTCTTCTGCATTTACATTATCCTCTGGTCAAAGAACTGGAGTCAATAGACAATCAAGAGGTCTTGCAGATTTTTCTAGAGAAAGATATACTGACCTACAAAACTTCTCTAATAACTATCAACAATATATGACTCAGTTAGCATTTATTGCTTATGAATTAAACGGAACAAAGACTGGTGCTAATATTAGATTGTTACAATCAGATAAATTAGAAGGTAAAAACGGTATATGTGAAATTATTTGTAAATATTATCTTGATAAATCAGATAGTAAGTTCATTAAACAAGTAGAACTTCAGTCTAGAAGAATGACGGACAGGATAGTATAATGGCACTGAAGAAAGAAGATTTAAATACTGTACTGAAAGCAGAATCAAGAAAGTTAAAATCTCAAACTACACTGATTGAATCAGAAGTAAAATCTGTAGAAGAAACCTTTGTAAAGACTACTAGTAAGATTGGTGCGATTGATGGTGAAGTCTTGGGTGGTGTTAAGAGTTTGGGTGAATCAGGTATTTCACCTAACGAAGTTTTAAAAGACGGTCTTGGTCAACTTACAGATAAATTGCCTGGCGTAGGTGGAAAAGCAAATCCTTCGTCTGCATTAGCTTCTCTTGCAGGATTACCTGCAATGACTCAAGCAGGTGGAGATAAACCTAGTGCAACAATGGCAGCAGTTGGTGGAGGGACACCAGAAGATATTCAATCCGCAGTAGAAAAAGTAGAATCTATTTCTGGTGCTGCTATGTCTGACATATCTACCTTTACGGCAACTATTGCTGATGCAGGAGAACTATCGTCAATTACTGCCGCTTTACCGAATCTTCAAATTCCTAAGATTGATGATATTGTAAAAGACATTACTCCTGTATCAAGTCTTAGTGGAAAACTAGAAGACGTAAAAGACGCAGTGTCCGATGCAACAGGAATTGGTGGACTGACCGCAAAACTAGATGACCCAAAGAATTCATTATCTAAGTTTGGTAGTGTTGGTGACGTAGCAAAAACAGTATTCAATGATGTCACCTCTGCTGTCAACAAATTAGAAACAAACGTAAACAATTTTGTATCAGACTTTAATACCAGAACAGAAACAGGACTTGGTGGAGTATTACAAAACATTGCAGAAAAGTTAACAGGTAGTGCAAGTGCATTTATTCAGACTCTTGTGCCTGGCGGTGTTTCTGCAACCGAACGAGAAAGACAAGCAATCCTTGCTCAATTTGCTACAGACGACCCTGTTGAAAAAACAAAAGCAGTAAAGACTCTGGTAACTAAATCAGAAAACGTATCGGATAGAATGAAAGCTGTTGTCGAAAAAGTGCAAAAAGAAAAGAAACCAACAACTCCAACAAAATTAAATGACGCTTGTGTAAACGAAGCAACCAAATTAGGTATCTCTAAAACAGAAATAGAAACGTGTACTAATGAGATTATAATTATTGATAATGGTCTTAGTCAACTTGATACTACTATTGGTGGAAGTGTTGTGATAGACGCAGAGTTATTTGACGAAGGTATTCCTGTTGATGCGAATAACCAGAGATGGAAAGGACGTAATAGTGAAGACGATGTGTTTACTTATGTTGCGTCTGTAGAAGAACTTGACGCTGAATTTGCAAGTATTAAAAGAGATATTACCGAAGTTATTGTTCACGCAACAGAAACATATACTAATAAAAACATTGGTGCGATAGAGATAAATAACATTCATAATGAATTAGGACACGATGGTATTGGATATCATTATGTTATTAGACGTGATGGTAGACTTCAACGTGGTAGACCTGTTAACCGTAATGGAGAACACGCTGTGGTTAATGGTCACGATGTATATTCTATTGGTCTTGTAATGGTCGGTGGAATAAATGTTGCGTCTGGTGATGATAATCCTACAGATTATCGTTCCGCACAATCATTTACACGTGAACAGTTTACAACCCTAGAAAAGTTTCTCAGGTCGTTCTATCGTAAATACCCAGGCGGTCAAGTGTTTGGTCATAACGATATTGACGAAGTTGAACTTGACCCATATTTTGATGTAGTAGACTATGTGGAATCAGTATTCAGAAAAAGTAATATTACGACTGACCCTGCAAACACAAGTCCTTTGAGTCCAGCGGAGATAAACCTTGACAACTAAAAAAGACAATTTTGATTTAAGAGTTGCCAAACTCGGTGAGGGTAATGAAGAAACTCTGGGCGTAACTTATGATGGAATGCAAGACCCTACAGGAGAATACCCAAAGAGAGAATATAACTTTGGTTCTTCAATCAATAAATCTGCTCGTGGACTAAAGACTAATGACCTCTATGTTGGGGGTGGTGACTTTGGTGTATCTCTTAATATTGAACAACAAAGACCTTCTGAATATCCATTCAATCAAGTACAAGAAACTATATCTGGTCACGTTGTAGAATATGACGATACGCCAGGCGGTGAACGTGTTCTTATCAAACACCGAAAAGGTGCAGGTGTGGAAATGCGAGCAGACGGTTCTGTTGTTATTTCTGCGGTCAATAATAAAGTAGAAGTAACTGGAGGAGACCAAACAGTTATTGTTGAAGGTCACGGTAATCTAGTTTATAATGGTAATCTTAATCTTAAAGTAACAGGTGATTACAATGTTGACGTTGGTGGTAATATGAATCTTAACGTTGCAGGTAATAAAGTAGAAGCGATTGAACACAATCATAAGACTACTGTTACAGGTAGTTCATTATATACAACCAAGGGAAGTAGAACAACTAAGACTGTCGGAACTTATAGTGAGATTGGTCTAAAAGATTATAACCTATTTGTTAAAAAGAATCAAACTAATTATATTGAAGGTAATGTTGAACTTGCGTCTGAAGGTAATATCTTTATGTCTGGAAAGGAATCCTTTGCAGTATCTTCAAAGAATACCAATATCTCTGGTGCAAAGTATGTATCAGTATTAGGACAGAAAGGTGCAATCGGTGGTAAGAAGGTTGACTTTACTGGTAATGTATTCCAAGGTGGATTAGGTGCAGTCGCAGAATCTTCTGGTGCAATCTTCCACGGAACATTTAAAGGTATTGCGGACGAAGCACTTCGTTCCTATAATGCAAACGTAGCAGGGTTTGCCGAAGTATCTGACCTCACACATTCTCAGTCATATGGAGAAGCACTTACTTCTGGAAGTACAGTAGGTGATACACATACGGCAGCGACCAAAGAACAAGCAACAATTACTGGTGAAGACCCAATCACACCACTCATTGTAGTTTCGCATACAACAGCTGGTTCATATGCAATTAAGAATGTTGTGGTTGATGCAGGGGATACTCTAAAGAGTAGAATCATATTGACCGATGATTATAAAGACGTATTTGATAAGATTCCAACAACCCAAGAGATTCGTTCTGCATTCCGTAATTCAAGTTCTCGTGATGCAGTTGGTAGTATTCTTGTTTCTGAAGAAAGACTAAATCCAGATTATAAAACAAAAACACCTCCTGCAATCGGTAGGACTGCAAAGAAATCTCCGTCATCTAGATTTGGATTTGAACCGATTGGTAATGCGATTGAGAATAGAGGTAAGAGGTTTACACCGTGATAATATTAGTTGACCCAGTATATAATCCAGAATTCCAGAGTGAGATTAACTCTGCAACCAAACTTGCCCCAGGCGTAACTATTGCAAAGTTTCTGGGTGCATATGGTGATAGAACATCATTCAATCACGTAACCAGTAATGATAAAAGAAAACAGATTGCTCGTAATCTATATCTTCAAGCAGAAGCAATGCGAATCATTAATGGTAATACCGAAAACTTTAATGATATCCGATTGATTGTATCTGAAGGTATCTATGACCTAAAAGACGTTGACAAAGGTAATAACCTTATGGAAGCAAAGAGTGATGGTCGTTTAGTATTCTATCAAGTTGTAGATAGAGAAGGTAAGATTGATTTAGAAAGAACGTTTGATGTCGCAGAATACTGGAAAGACTATATTAACTTTGAAACTTTGTATCTGGATTATGATACTTTTAATGTAGACAAGAGTGTTACTGGACAAATAGGATTAGAGTTTAAGAACGCACCTGCAACCTTTGATATGAACTTTAGTAAAAATGTAGAGACTTGGTTTAATAATTCCTTAATGAGTGCAAAGGAATTGGTAGAAATTAAAGAAAGCGACTAAAAAAGGTTATAAATAGAGTTATGGCATTAAGAAGAGCATTTGCACAAGAAGATACTAATCTCCAAACTGCGTCCATAGCGACCACAAGAGAGAGACAGTATACCGATATAGACCTAGCGTTTAAGGTTAAACCTTCTAGTGGAGAACTCTACAAGAAGACTGACGCAGCTGCGGTCAAACAAGCGGTTAAGACTCTGGTTATGACAAATTTACTAGAGAAACCTTTTCGTCCTAATTTTGGTGGCAATATTAGGTCACAATTATTTGAATTGGCAGACCGTGGTAAATCTTCTGTCTTAAAAAGAAATATTATAAACAATATTCAAGTGTATGAACCTAGAGCAAAGGTCTTGAATGTTGGAGTAATCATACAACCAGATTCTCATAGTTTAGAAGTAACTATTAAATTTAAAGTAGTAAATACAGAAGAAGAAGTAGAATTCTCAACTACATTAGCAAGGTTAAGATAAAATGGCAACAACAATTAAATCAACCTCATTAGATTTTGATGCAATCAAAAACAATTTAAAAACTTTTCTTGCAGAGAAAAAAGAGTTTGCAGATTATAATTTTGAAGCGTCTGGTCTATCTAATATTCTAGATGTTCTTGCATATAATACCCATTACAATGGACTTACCGCAAACTTTGCTCTGAATGAATCATTTCTTGGAACTGCACAATTACGTAGTTCTATTATCTCTCTTGCCGAAGGTATCGGATATATTCCAGATTCCAAAACATCTTCTCAGGCAATTATTAAAATGTCTGTTAATTTATCTGGTGTATCTGGTAGACCTGCGAACTTACAATTAAGTAGTGGATTTAAATTTAATTCAACGGTTGATTCTACTGAATATGTTTTCCAAACACAAGAGAATCTAAGTGCAAGTGATAATGGTGAAGGTCTGTATATATTTAAGGACGCTTCTGGTTCTGATAATATAAAAGTATATGAAGGTGTAGAAAGAGTAAAAACATTCCTTGTAAATAGAAAGGAAGATAACGCAGTTTATATTATTCCTGATACTTCAATTGATATTGACACCGCAGTTGTTCGTGTATATGAAAGTGCATCGTCTTCAATCTTTGCAACATACACAAGTATTTTAAAAGCAACAACAATTAGTTCTGCATCAACATTATATATTCTAAAAGAATCACCAAACGGTTTCTTTGAATTATCATTTGGTAACGGAACAACTTTAGGTAAAGCACCTGCGGCAGGTAGTAAAGTCACCGTGACTTATCTTGCTGCTTCTGGTTCTGCTTCTGATACCGCAAAAACATTTGAACCACAAAACCAGATTCAAGTCGCTGGTTCTGGATATTCTGTATCAGTGACTACAGTATCTAATTCTGTGGGTGGTGGTGAAAAAGAATCTATCGAATCAGTTCGTAAAGTTGCACCATTCCAATATGCCTCACAAAACAGAATGGTAACTGCGGTGGACTATTCTACTCTAGTATTAAGAAACTTCTCTACACTTATTAAAGATATTCAGTCTTTTGGTGGAGAGGAAGCATTGAATCCTAAGTTTGGAACAGTGTATCTGTCTATTCTATTCAATTCAGATGTAGACGCAACAACCGTAGCAACAACAAAGAATTCTATTGTTGACCTTGCAAAACAATTATCTGTTGCTTCTTTTAATGTTGAGTTTGAAGACCCAATTAAAACTTTTGTAGAAACACAAACATTTTTCCAATTTAATCCTAATCTGACTACTTTGTCTAGAAATACAATTCAAGACAATGTGACCAATACTATTGATACTTATTTTAATAATAATACAGGTAAGTTTAATCAATCATTCAGACGTTCTAATCTGTTAACTCTAGTTGACAATGTAAGTCCTGCGATTCTATCTTCTCGTTCTAATATCAAGATTCAAAGAAGGTTTACTCCAACACTTACTGCAATTCAAGACCATACATTGAGATATGCAACTGCAATCGCAGATACAGATGATGTAAACTATGTCATTACTTCTTCTGCGTTTACCTATAAGAACAAAACTTGTATTCTTAGAAACAAACTCAAGACCAACAAACTAGAAGTATTCAACCAAGATGACCGTGAAGTTATTGTTGATAATGTAGGTAGTTATACAGGGGATACTGTTAGTATTGTTGGATTACAAATAGATAACTTTGTTGGTGCAGAGACATTTATTAAGGTAAGTGCTAAACCTGCTAACGAGAGTGCAGTCACTCCATTTAGGAATGATGTATTAGAACACGATAAATCAAATTCATTTAGTCGTATCGTTGAAGTTGATACTGGAGTCACTAACTAATGGCACACAAAAGTGATGATACATTAACGGATTTAAATAGGAGAGACGTTGCCTTTCCTAAGTATTATATTGAAGAAGTTCTACCAGAATTCTTTAAGACCGAGTATCCTAAACTTATAACTCTGTTAGATGAATATTATCACTTTGAAGACGATGAGGATTCTCCCTCTCGTCTAGTTAATGACTTGTTCTATAATCGTGATATCACTCAAACTGATATTGACCTATTATCATATATTGAAGACGAACTTCTATTAGGTCAATCTTATTTTGAAGGGTTTGCTGATAAAAGAGCAGCCGCAAAATATTCAAATACTTTATATCGTTCTAAGGGAACAAAGTATTCTATTCAACAGTTCTTCAGAACTTTTTTTGGTATAGACCCAGACGTAATCTATACCAAAGAAAATGTATTTAAAGTTGGAGAGGCAGATTCTCAGATTGGATTTAACTCACAAAAGTTTATTACTGATAATAGATTATACCAGACATTTGCTATCCTTGTCAAGTCAGAACTTGCATTTAATGAGTGGAAAGAACCTTATAAACTATTCACTCACCCTGCTGGTATGTTTATTGGTAGTGAAGTGCAGATTGTATCAGACGTTACTGATACCCTAACTGCACCTACAGTTATTCCTGCTGACCCACCACCTTTTGTGGTAGAGAACAACGCAAGTTTTGGTAGTCTAGCAACACTAGACGTTACTGCTCTTGTGGATGACCTATATAGTGATTCAGACGGTGTATTAAGTAGAATTAACCCAGAACTTGCAGATATCAGAGGATTATCTGTTGGTGATATACAAACAATTGAGAATCAGTATTCATCATTACGTGAAGCACAAGTTGCTACTTCACCAACCTTTGATGATTCGGACGAATTTGAAACAAACGGTATGGACTTATCTAATGACTTTAGATTTGAAACCATTGACCAAGATAAACATATCTGGTATAGTGCTGACTCAGACCAGTATATAAAAAGTTTTACACTTTAGTAAAAACTATTATAAATAGATAAAACAGACGGATTTAAACTATGGCAAGACAAACATTAAACAAAGGTACTACCGCAAACGATGGTACAGGGGATACCCTACGTACTGCTGCCCAAAAGATAAATGAGAACTTTCAAGAACTCTATTTGTCTATTGGTGGTGACTCTGCAACTACAAGTGTTACTCTGACTCAAGATGGTGTGGTCTTTGAAGGTCAAGCAGAAGATGATTTTGAAACAACTCTTTGTGCAGTAGAACCTACTGCTGACCGTATTGTATATGTTCCTAATGATGGTGGAACACTTATTCTTGATTCGTGTCAACAGACACTTACAAACAAAACTATTCTAAGTCCTAGTCTAACAACTCCGTCTATTAAAGATACAGATTCAAGTCATAGTTATAATGTGGTGGTTAGTAATCTAAGTGCAAATCGTAATATCACACTTCCTCTACTATCAAGTAATGATACATTTGTATTTGCGAATCATACACAAACACTTAATAACAAAACAATTAATGGTCTAACCGTAACTAATCCTACCTTTGGTGGTTTTAGTGGTAGTTCTAAAATCTTTGATAGCTCAGGAGACGAATATCTTCAATTAAAGAATGTCTCTAGTGCAGTCAACTTTGCAACTATTACTAACTCTGCAACTGGTAACGGCCCTACCATAGACGTTGACGGTGCTGATACTAACATTAGTCTTAAACTAGGTGCAAAAGGTACAGGTGGTGTTGAGATTGTAAACAAACTTGTTCTTGAAAAAGGAACAGACGTTGCAACATCTTCTGCGGTAGACTTAACAGAACCATTAACAGTATTTAACTCTGGTAGTTTAATATCACCAACTATTGATGACGGAACTATTCAGGGTGAAACAAAACACTTTGTAAACGTAGGAGCAGGTGAAGTAAGACTTACTCCTCAAGGTGGAACATCAAACATATTTAACGTAGACTCTGGTGCAGGATTCGTAAGTTTTGACGAAGGTGATGGATGTCAATTAGTATGGAATGACACAAAGAGTAAATGGTTTTTCGTGTCAAATAACGGCACAACAACAGGATAATTGAGATGGCAACAGTAACCAACCCATTAAAAAAACAAGTTATTAGTAGTATTCAATCAGATTTTGCTGATTCAGCTGAGAATTACTTTGCGGTAATCGGACGTTCCGAAGATTGGAATGATTCTGATATTGCCCCAACAGTAGTAAATACTGCAAGAGAAGAAAGAAACTTCCGTCTTGGAGCACAATCTGCAAAGAATATTATTGACTTATCTTTTGTTGTTCCTCGTTATAACTGGTCTTCTGGTGCAATTTATTCTGCATATGACGATGCACAAGTAGGTTATCCTGCACAATCATACTATGTTATGAATGACAACAACCAAGTTTATATGTGTATCCAACAATCAAAGAATGCGTCTGGTCAAGCACAAGTTTCTACAGTACAACCAAGTGGTAATACTACAGGTACTCCGTTTGATACTGCTGACGGTTATATTTGGAAATTCTTATATTCTATCAGTGCTTTAGACGCAACCAAATATATTTCTGCAAACTATCTTCCTATTAAGTTGCAAGGTGCAACTGACTCAGATTCTCCTGCTGCTGACGTAGAACAACTTGCAGTTCAGAATGCTGCTATTGTTGGACAGATTGTCGGTTATGCAGTTGACTCAGGTGGTTCAGGTTATACCTCTACACCTACTGTTACTGTAACTGGTAATGGAACAAAAGCAAAAGCAGGTGCAACAATTTCTGGTGGTCAAGTAGTAAAAGTAGAATTGATTGACAGTTCTGGTAATTACACACTTGGTTCTGGATACAACTATGCTGACGTTGCTGTAACAGGTGGTGGTTCACCAACTAAACCTGCTTCAGTAAGAGCAATTCTATCTACTCCTTTAGGATTAGGTGGAGACCCAAGAGACGACCTTCGTTCTACTTCGATTATGTTCAACGTAAAACCAACAGGAACAGAAAATACTGACTTTATTGTTGGTAATGATTTCCGTCAAGTAGGTCTTATGAAAGACTTAAAAGATAGTTCTGGTTCAGTAGACTTTACTGCATCAACAGGTATTATACTCAAACAATTAAAATTGTCAAGTGTGACATCTGGATTCACTGCGGATAACACTATTGAAGGTTCAACCTCTGGTGTTCAAGCATTGATTGATAAGGTTGATTCATCTAATATCTGGTATCACCAAACTGAGGTGACTGGATTTGGAAACTTTGATTCTGGTGAAAACATTACAGAAACAGACGGTAATGGTGCAGGTGTTCTAAACGCTTCGTTTGCTCCATACATAAATCCTGAGATAGATGCATTCTCTGGTCAACTCTTGTATATAGATAGTCGTGCGGCTATTACTCGTGCGACTGACCAGACAGAAGATATTAAAATAGTAATTCAAATTTAAGGTATAGAAAATGCCAAAGACATTTACATCTAACGTATTCAACTCCTCTTACAAGGATGATTTTAAGGATAGTGATAACTATCATCGCATTCTGTTTAACAGTGGACGTGCGTTGCAAGCACGTGAACTTACGCAGTTGCAGACAATCATTCAAGAAGAGATTGGAAGATTTGGTCGTAATATCTTTAAAGATGGTGCGTCAGTAAACCCAGGCGGCCCTTCTATCACTAGTGATTATGAGTTTATTAAGTTAAACACAACTACTAATGTATTACCTGCCGACCCAACTACTTTGGTAGGAACAGAATTTACTGGTCAGACTTCTACTGTAAAAGCAAGAGTTTTACAAGTAGTAGAAGCAGTAGGTTCTGACCCTGCAACACTATACGTTCAGTATACCAATACTTCAGGTGCAACAGCTGGTGATAATCCAATTCGTATGAGTGCAGGTGAAGATATTTCAAACGGTAGTGATACACTTACGGTTCAATCAACTAATACTGTTGTTAACCCTGCTACTGGTCAAGGTTGCAAGATTTCAAACGCAGCTGGTGATTTCTTTACTCGTGGACATTTTGTATTTGCAAAACCCCAATCACTGATTCTTTCTAAGTATACTAGATTCCCAACTAAGGTTGTTGGTTTCAGAGTAACCGAAGATATCGTAACTGTCTCAGATACGGATGCATTGTATGATAACCAAGGTGCGACACCTAACTTGTCTTCGCCTGGTGCAGACAGATATCGTATCCAACTAATACTCACGACTCAAGACCTTGTTGATTCAGACCAAAACTTTGTTTACTATTGTGATGTAGTAGACGGTAATATTGTTGACCAAGTAACTGGTTTTGATGAATATAATGCACCCAATAAATTAGTTGCACAAAGAACTTTTGAAGAGTCTGGTAACTATATTGCCAAAGACTTTACTGTAGACTTTAGTGATTCAGGAACAAATATTATTGCTTCTGTATCAGACGGAGTTGCATATGTAAACGGTTATCGTGGTGCAACCGAAAAAGCAACACCCCTAACAATTCCAAAACCAAGAAATACTGTTTCTTTGACTAACGAAGTTACAGGTATTAGTTATGGTCAATACTTTATTTGTAATACTCTAAAGGGTAATCTAAACATTAATGACTATGCGACAGTCAACCTTCGTAGTGCTACCGCATATGGTGGGTCTACTATTGGTACTGCAAGAGTTCGTTATATAGAAGAAGACGGTGCAAACTTCCGTGTCTATCTGTTTGATATCAAGATGAATTCTGGTCAAGCACTACGTAATGTTAAATCTCTTGGTACTGGTTCAGCTGACTATGCTAACCCACTTTTAGAGAATAGTAAAGCAGTTATAAAAGAATCAACTAAAGTTAATTTAGTATATCCTGTTCCTAATCCTAGACCAAGAAGTATTACTGACGTAGACTTTGAAGTTCAACGTATTCGTACAGGAACATCTAATGGTTCTGGTTCACTGACACTTTCATTGTCTGCAAGTGGTGAGACATTTGTAAACACAAGTCAATATATTGTAACAACCGATTCGTCTGGTGATGTTGTTGCGTCTCCATCAATCTCTGGTTCAGGAACAAGTTCTATAACCATTAATGGTCTTCCTACATCAAGTGCGGTGACTGTATATTCAAAGGTCAATAAAGCACAACCTATTGTTCGTCCAAAGACTTTGGTAGAAACAACATATAATAATACTGGTGTAGAATCAGACGGTACTGGTACTAAGTTTGTTAACCTACACGCAACCGATTTATATAGTGTTGTCTCAATTAAACAAACTGATTCAAATGGTGCAGACCTTTCTTATCTATTTACTGTTGACAACGGTCAAAGAGCAGGGTATTATGATAATGCACGTCTTGTATTAGACGGTGGTGCAACTGCTCCTAGTGGTGCAATCTTCTGTAGATTCAAACACTTTACTCACGGTAATGGTGATTACTTCTCAGTAAACTCTTATACTGGTCAAGTTGAATACGAAAATATTCCTGCATTCCAAGTGGGGCCTCGTACTTCAGTAAATCTACGTGATGTAATTGACTTCCGTTCTTCGGTTGACTCTGCTGGACTATTTACTGGTTCTGGTGCTGCTCATAACGAAATTCCAACTAATGGTGATATCTTCCAAGGTGATATAGAATACTATATGCCTCGTTCTGATAAGATTGTTGTTACTACTGCTGGCGAAGTCAAGAACATTCAAGGTGAAGCAGGATTTGCTGCTCAGATTCCACCTACTCCAGAAAACACACTTGCATTATTTGAAATCAAACATAATGCATATGGTCTAAACGATTCAGACGTTGCAGTTACTCCTATCAAGGCAAAGAGATTTACTATGAGAGATATCTCTGACCTTGAAACTAGGATTGATAAGTTAGAAGAAGTTACTTCTTTAAGTCTTCTTGAAGTTGATACATCTTCACTTTTAATTTTAGATTCAGCTGGAAACTCTAGAACTAAGTCTGGATTCTTTGTAGATAACTTCAAGGATAGAAGTTTCTCGGATGCAGAAAACTCAGAATATCGTGCAGGTATTGACCCATCAAGAGGTCTATTATCTCCTGCAACTTTTGACGATAACGTAGCACTTGTATACGATAGTGCTAAATCATCTAATACAATTCTAAAAGGTGATACTGTATTCCTTAATTATACAGAAAGTGTTGCAATAAGTCAACCCCTAATTTCTGGAACAGAAAATGTAAACCCATTCGCAGTTATTACAGGTGAAGGTAATCTTACTTTATCTCCTGCTTCGGACGAATGGTTACAAACAAAATATAAACCTGCAAACGTAATTAATCAGACCGCAGAAGAACAACTTCCAGACCTTAATGAAGGTGACCTTGCTGTTGGTACTGCTGCTCGTAGAGGAATTACTAATGCGTGGCAATGGAGTATTACTCCTTGGACACCTATTAATGGATTCGGTAATCGTAATCCAGACGCTGTAAGATTTATCGGTGAAGAAGGAATGTCTTTCCTTAATGGATGGAACGGAGTTCCTCAATGGAACTGGGCAGGTATTAACGAACAAAGAGCGTCAGACGGTATTAATCAGAATGGTATTACTAATACTGGAACACAAACTACACGTTCATATTCACAAACTATTATTACTGGTACTAGAACTGTTCGTAAGAAAGTTGGTGAAAGAACAGTATCCTTAACATTCTTACCGTTTATTCGTTCAAGAAAAGTATTCTTCCGTGCAGAAGGTCTAAGACCTAATACAAGATACTTCCCATTCTTTGACGGAACATTAGTATCTGATTTCTGTCGTGAAGAATCTTTTAACAGACACGCAAGTACTCGTGGTGATGCGGTATACTATGGTAATAGATATAGAAAATCTACTGCTCACCCACAAGGGTCAACTAACCTAGAAACAAATAGTAATGGTGAGATTGAAGGTTCATTCTTTATTCCATCTAATCCAACTACTCGTTTCCGTGCTGGTTCTCGTGAGTTTAAACTTCTTGATATTAGTAAGAACGATGATGCATCATCATTGTCTCGTGCTTCAATTAACTATGTTGCACAAGGTACATTAGATACAAGACAAGAAAGTATTACATCTACTCGTATTACTCAGAAGAGAACTCGTAGATGGACTGAGACTACAAGAGTCCGTAACAGAGACCCATTAGCACAATCATTTACCGTAACTAAACCTTCTGGTATGTTTGTTACTAAAGTTCAGACTTATTTTAAAACTAAGGACTCAAGTGTACCTGTAGAATTACAGATTCGTCCTATGGTCAATGGTATTCCGTCTGCAACAGACATTATTGGTAATGCAAGTAAATTCTTGAATCCTAGTTCAGTGAATCTACCTGCATCACAAACACAATCGTCTGTTGTTGCGTCTCCTACTACTTTTGAGTTTGATGAACCAATCTTCTTGAATCCAGATACCGATTACGCTATCGTGCTTCTTGCAGAATCAATTGACTATGAAGCATATGTTGCTGAAACTTATGCGTTTGAATTAGGTTCAACTGAAAAGAGAATCTCTCGTCAACCATCAATGGGTTCATTGTTTAAATCTCAGAATGGTAAAACGTGGGAGCCCGACCAAACTAAAGACCTATCATTTAAAATCTTCCAAGCAAACTTTGATACTGCTGGTGGATATGCGGTCTTTGAGAATGCACCTGTTGAAGCAGAAGCTACTGACGCAAATCCATTCTTTATGGAAAATGGTGACGCAACAGTCACTATGTTATTCCCTAATCACGGATATGATATATCAGATACTATTACGATTGAAGGACTTGATTCCGCAACGACTTATAATGGTATTCTAGGAACAAGTATTCTTGGTAGTAGAACAATTACTGCGATTGATGGATTTGGTCTAAGATTTGAAGCAGACTCTAGTGCATCTTCCTCTGGTAGATTTGGTGGTAATGGTGTGGTTGCGGATAGACAAGTACAATTTAATAAAGTCATTCCTCAGTTCACTACACTTGTTCCAGATGACACAACGATTTCTTATGGTGTAAAATACACTACAGGTAAATCACTTGCTGCTGTAACTGGGTCACAAGTTAGATATCAGAAAGACGCAGACTATAGTTCAGAAGTCGCTGTTGGTGATGAGAACTATTTCTCTGCTCCAAAACTTATTGCTAAATCTGCAAACGAAACTGCGGAACTTGGTGCAGGGGTTAAATCAACTTCATTTAAGATTGATATGGGAACAGTTCGTTCAGACGTATCTCCTCTGATTGATGCACAAAGAGCGTCATTGATTACTACATCAAACTTAATTGATAACCAAGCACAATCACCTGCAAGTGGATTTAATGTTCCACTAACATTTACTGCCGAAACAACATCGTTTGGTGGTTCTTCACTTGCAAAACATATTACTACTGTTGGAACTCTTGAAGAAGACGCAGTAGGTTTAAAAGTTATTGTTTCTGCTGTCAGACCTTCTGGTTCAGACTTTGATTTATACTACAGAGTTGCAACAGACGGTGAGAATATATTTGATAAAGATTATACGTTAGTATCACCAGAGCAAACTATTGCTCCTGCTAATACATTCCGTGATTACCGATTCTTGATTGGTGGTGACGGTGGTGATGTTGACCCATTTACTTCATATCAATTTAAGATTGTAATGCGTTCTAATAACTCTTCGTTAGTTCCTATATTTAAGGACTTTAGAGCAATCGCATTGGCAGTATAATGAAAGATTATATTATGGTTGAAAATGCTTCTGGATTAGCAAGAGACCCAAATTCAGGTGTCGTTGTTAATATAAATAAAGATGAAATTAGAAAAGCACGAGAAGCAAAGAAAAAAAGGAAAAGTAAAGATAGAGAGTTTGAAGAATTAAAGAATGAAGTCGGTGAAATAAAAGAACTCCTTAATAAACTAGTAGAGAAACTGTAATGGCAACAAGCAAACCGACAATTACAACTATTCAAGATACGTTCACTACGTTGGTGACCAATACCAATACAGTGTCCTTAGACTTGGGTGCAACTGGTCGTTTAAATACGAATGAAGACTCTAGTGCCGTTGCAGCTATCAACGAACTAGAATTAGGTATTCGTGGAACTTCTAATAATTTAGTTGCGACTGACCTTGCAGATTTTACTGCAAATAATATCGTATCTGCACTAAATGAACTTGACGAAGACTTACACGGTTCTGGTGGTGGTTCTGCTGCTTCAGACCTAACAACTATTGCAAATGATGTTGTATCTGGTATCAATGAACTTGATAGTGATATTGGTGCGAGACCACATACCAACCTAACAACCACTGCAAAGAATCTAACTGCTGGTGTAAATGAACTTGACTCCGATATCGGTGCAAGACCTCACACCAACTTAACGACCACTGCAAAAACATTAACTGGTGCGGTCAATGAACTTGACGCATTACAAGGTAATGTTGCAATGGGTACTTCTGCATCTACTATTACAGGTGCGGTAAAAGAACACGATTTAGAATTAGGTACTATTACTTCAGGTGCAATGGGAACAAGTGCATCTACAGTATCTACTGCGATTGCGGAACTAGATAGTGACCGTGACGTTCTTATTGCTTTTGTTGAACCTAAACAAGCAATCAATACAACTGCAACAACTGTTGCTGATGCAATTAACGAACACGAAGCAGATATTGGTACGGTTGGAAACCTAACAACTAGTGCATCAAATCTTACTTCTGCTGTTAATGAACACGATGCAGAACTAGGAACAATTACTGCTGGTGCAATGGGTACTACTGCATCAACTGTATCTGGTGCAATCTTTGAATTAGAACAAGAAATTGATACACTCAATACTACAGTTGAACCTACACAAGTATTAACAACAACTGCAAACTCACACGCAGACGCTATTAATGAGTTAGACGCAGAGATTGGTAGTGCGACTCTTACTACAACCGCACAAACATTGGCAGGTGCTATTAATGAACACGACACTGAAATTGGTGCTGCTTCATTAAATACTTCTGCAACAACCCTTCGTGGTGCAATTAACGAATTACATACTGAAGTAGGAACTGCAATAAGTGGTGATAATCTTACTACAGGTAATATTGGTTCATCTTTAAACTTACTAGATAGTGCAGTAGGTAATTTAGATAATTTAAATACAGACGGTTCTATCGCAAATAGAACAAACCTTGTAACATCTATTAACTCTCTTGCAGACGATATCCTTCTTTTGGATTCGGACACAACATTACAGAACTCAAGATTGGGTTCATTGAATGACTTAGACGCAGCTTTTGTTGGGTCAGAGAGAGATAATTTTGTTGCAGCTTTAAATGCACTGAGGGCAGACATTCCACTAATATTTGATGAGAATGGAACACAACTTAATTAATCGGAGAAAGTGCGAACATGACTGTTCCATTAAAGTTAAAAGACAGTGCTAGTGCCGATTTTGTTCAGTTCTCCTCAACAGAAGAAAATTATCTAGCATATCAAGCAGGTCTACACCTTGCGTCTGGAGATAGTTCAGATGTAGGGTCACTTGCGCTTAACTCTCACGGAACAAGCACCACTATTGGTAGTTTTACCGATACTTCGTATGACCAACCAGTAGGAACAGGTGGTGATAATGTTTCCTTAACATTTAGTACAACCACAACTCCAGTTTTACAAACTAAAGGAACTCTTACTCCTTCTGGAAGTAATAATCGTCTTCCTGTAATGTTTAGAGATAGTGATGGTCAAACAGTTATTCGTGAAATGAATGACTCTGATATGAGTGTAATGATTGATAGAATTAACACACGTATCTTTACTTCTGATTACCCAGGCACATATAAACTTGCAACATCTACACCAACTGGTGGATATACTCTTGATGTAGCAAATGTAACTACCGATACCAGAACAGACGGAACGTCAAACCAACACAATCTGTATCGTAGAACTTCTATGACTGCACCTACTAAGGTGTTACCGTTCTCTATTAAACGTTCTAGTGGTGATACAGGAACATATCAAGGTCTTCAGTTAATGTCTGACGACCAAGTAAAATATTCTATTGGTACTCGTTTACAGAACAAGATTTCGTCAACTACTAATGGTGTTGGGTCATATAAGATTTACAGTTCTGCTGCTGGCACTCCTACAAGTAATGGTCTATCAGGAACTTGGACTGCAAAGGGTACTGCAACCGATACTCGTCAAGCAATTGTTAATGCAAACTATACAAGAGGACGTACATCAACCTATGCAAGACTAAGAACTTCAACATACTCTGCTGAATATCAAAGAACTAGAAGTAGTGCATTCTCAAGAAGTTCTAATGTAGCAAGGACAAGTACCTATAGTGCAACCTATACTAAAACTAGAGTTAGCACTTATACTGTATCTGGTTTCCTTGGTAACTTTATTGGTGACTATGCTCGTGCTACAGATAAAGATTATACTAGAACTAGCACTAGAGATGTTGCTTATGTAGGAAACTATGGTAATACCTTTACTGCTAATTACAGTCGTTTGTTTGAATATACTGGTAATTTTGGTTCGTCTGTTCGTTCCTCTACTGTTGTAAGTGCATATACAGGAAATTATACCAACGACTTTGTTGGAAATTATACTAGACAAGCACAATATATTGGTAATTATACTGGTGATTTTGCTGATACGTATACACGTGATAGACAAGCAATCGCAGGTGCAACCTATTCAAGAATCTTTACAGGTAACTATGCTCGTGCATATACAAGAAATAGAGATAGTAATTATTCTAGTAATTATCTAAGAACTTCTATTTTATCGTTTGAAGGTAACTACCAAAGAAATAGAGTTGAAAACTTTACAGGTGACTATACTCGTAATTTCTCTAGAGACTTTAGTTCAGATTTCACAAGAACTAGTATTAATGAAATGGGATACCAAACAGCGTATGTTAGAGGTCGAGCAAAGGGTGGTTTTCAATATTACGTAGGTAACTTTACTGGTCTTGCATATTATAGTAGAAATACTATAACATCCGCAGGTAGTTGGTCATCATACACCTTTAATACAAATTTTGGCTCACTTGCTTATTGGTTTACTCCTCCGACCTCATCAACAGTTGCCTCCCAGAGAGCGGCTGGTTGGACTCCCCAAAATCAAGATGACCCACCTTTACAGTCAGAATTAGGTGCTCCCTATTATTCCAACCAAGCTAGAACATTCTTCTTCATTTATTGGGATGACAACGAATTAATTGGTACTCATGCTTGGAATAATTTATATGCCAACGATGCTTGTCTTTTTAGTGCTGACCCTCCAAACGGAGGTACTGGTGTAGCTGTAGGTCAATATCAACAAATTAGTGAATGGTCTGGTAGTGGAACTATGCCTACTTATGATGAAGTTCAAGCGATGAATGAATCTGACCGTATTGATTTTGTAAGAGATATTACAAGAATAGTTAAGGATGGTTATGAATATGAGAAGGGTAGTTTTTCAGGTCTTCGTAATTCAAATGATAGTCGTGGAACTTATTATGATGGTCATTACCATTCAATTAGAAGAAGACTCATAACGGCTGGTACTACGCCTGCTGAATATGCTTCTAGTTTTGTTGGTAATTATTCTCGTGTCACCAGAACATCAACTAGGTCTAGTAACTATACAAGAACTTCTACAACTTCTTATGAAGGAAACTATTTAAGAAATTCTACACTTTCTTATGAAGGTAATTATGCAAGAAACTTTACAAGAACTTTTGTAGGTAATTATTCAAGAAACTTTACTCGAACACGTCAATCCAACTACCTTGGTGGTGAAGGATATACTCGTGATTTTGTTGGAAACTTTACAGGTAATTATACCAGAGACTTTACCGCAACCTTTGAAGGAAACTATTCTAGAAACTATGTAGGTAACTTTATTGGTAATTATGGTAGAAACTTCCTTGGAAACTATAATAGAACCTTTACAGGTAACTATACAGGAGAACAAATTGGGTCAGGTAGCACTAATATAGAAACTTATACACTCTACGTTAGAACTGCCTAAATAGAGTTATGGGAACTACGACACTAAAACTTGAAGGCACTAATGGAGACCTCAAGGAGATAACAACAACAGAGGAGAACTACCTTGCGTATCAAGCAGGGTTGCACCTTTCTGCGTTGGATTCTAGTGATGTCTCAACCCTAACCCAAGTAAGTACTAATAATACCTTAATCGGTACATATACCGATACTACCTATGACGATGCCCCAGGCACACACGGATTTGCAGCTGGTAATGTTCCTGTTGTTTCCACAACAACATCTTTATATCAAAAAGAAGGTGTTGCAGACTTTAGTGGAGATTCAGCGGCATTTAGATATCCGACTGAGTTTGTTGATAATGGTGGAACTCCAGAACTTCACGAATTAGATTCTGCGGAATTAGATACACTTACTGACAGACTTACTTCTCGTATTGCAACATCTGAATACCCAGGCATATACAAATTAGGTTCGTCTGCTCCAGACGGAACATACTCAACCTATAAATCAGGTGTATTTTTTGACAGATTGCAAACAAACCAATCAGGTACACAATACAATTTATATGTAAAGTCTTCAATGACTCCTCCAACTGCCGTAAGACCTGTTGCAGTTAAACGTTCGTCTGGTCTAACTGGTTCGTTCCAAGGTCTCCAAGAAATGACGGATGCCGAAATTAAATATACGTTTGGGTCAAGAGTCCAATCTCGTATAATGAATGGCACCAGTGGAGTAGGTACATATCAATTAAGAACTAATGTTCAAGGTGCTCCCACCGATTCAGGAACTTGGTCATCCAGAGGAACTGCAACAGATAGTCGTTATGATTTAACTGATGCGGATTATACCAGAACTTCTACAAGAAATACTGAAATAGATTCTGTTAGAACTTCACTCAGAACTTCAACTGCGAATACAGACTTTGTTGGTAATTATACCAGAAACTTTAGTGCAAACTTCCTTGGTGACTACATAGGAGACTTTACAGGAGATTTCGCAGGTAATTTTATTGGAGATTACTCTAGAAGTTTCATTGGGGATTATATTGGTGATTATTCAAGAAACTTTGAAGGAAACTATGTTGGTAACTATTCTAGAAATTTCTTAGGAAATTATATTGGAAACTATGCACGTGCATATTCTCAGGTATATTCTAGAACTAGGATTACAACCTATGCAGGTAACTTCGTAGGAAACTATGTTGGTAACTATGCAAGAAACTTTAGTCAAAACTATCAAAGAATTAGATTAGAAGATTTTGTAGGAAACTATGCAGGTAACTTCGTAGGTGACTATCAGCGTAATTTCTCTCTAGATTATACAAGAACCAGAGTTACTGATTATGTTGGTGATTTTGTTGGTGATTTTGTTGGTAACTATGCTCAAGCATATGCTAGAACTAGAGTAGAAAGTTATGCCACAACCTTTACTGGTAACTTTACAGGTAACTATGTTGGAGACTTTGTAGGAAACTACGCTCTAGCTTATTCTGCTGACTATACCAGAAACAGAACAGCAACCTTTACTGGTAATTTCCTTGGTGATTATACTGGTAACTTTGTTGGTAACTATACAAACACCTTTACTAGAAACAGAACAGCAACCTTTACTGGTGACTTTGTAGGTAACTATGTTGGTAACTTTGTTGGTAACTATGCAAACACCTTTACTAGAAACAGAACAGTAACCTATACTGGTGATTTCACAGTTGTTTCTACCAGACAAACAAAAGGTGGTACTGTATATTACTATTCAAGAACTCGTGTTACAAACTATGTCGCTGACTTTACTGGTAACTATGCAAACACCTTTACTAGAACTCGTGCTACTGATTATACAAGAACAACTGTAGCAAACTATGTGGCTGATTATACTGGTAACTATGCAAACACCTTTACTAGAACTCGTGCAACCAATTATCAAAGAACTCGTGTAACTGATTATGTTGCAGATTATACTGGTAATTATACTGGTAACTATTCACGTAACTTTCTTAGAACTCGTGCTACTGATTTCACCAGAGATAGACAAACTAATTTTATAGGTGACTTTACAAGAAGTTTCGAAGGGAACTATTCACGTAACTTTACTAGAACTCGTGCAACAAACCGTGCTACCACATATACTGGTAATTTCTTAGGTAATTATGTTGGTGATTACGCAAGAGCATATACTAGAACTTCTACTCGTGATTCAACTACAGGGCCGTTTACTGGTGATTTCATACAAAACTTTGAAGGAAATTATGCTCGTGATTTCTCTCAAGATTATACTAGAGATGCAATAACTGACTTTGTAGGTGACTTTGTAGGTGACTATACTGGTGATTATTCTAGAAGTTTTACTGACGATTATCAGAGAAATCGTTCGTCTGTATACTCTCAAGCATATAGTAGAACTAGAACTTCTATATACAGTGATAATTATCAAAGAACAAGAGTATCTACATATACTAGAACTTCAACCAGAAACTCTACGAATAACTTTACTGATAACTTCCAAAGAACTTCTGTAGTAGTTCGTTCAAGTGCTTATAGTAGAACTCGTACAAGTTTAGCAAGTTTTGAAGGAAACTACCAAGGTAACTTTATTGGAGACTTTACAGGAAACTTTGTAGGAAACTATGTAGGAACAACGATTGATGCTGGAAGTTCTACAATTACAACTTACACCCTTTATCAGAGAACTGCATAAAGTTAATATATATAATTGAAATAGGAGATTTGCAATGGCAAGAAAATGGTTAGATAATGCATTCTGGGAAACACCCAAAAAAGAAATATTGAATGCAATTAGTGAAGAAGAAATTGACAATCGTCAAATTCGTCAAGTTCACAAACTTAACAAACTAAATGATGACGGTTCGGAGAATGAACTGTTCAATGAAGTAATTGAGTTTCTTGGTGAAGAATCAATTGATGAATCAAGTAAAAAACGTCTGGCAAAAAAACAAGCAGAGGCAGAACTTGAGAAAGCAAAGAAACTTGAACAAGAACGTGCAAAAAAACTAGAGAAACTTTTTGAGTATAAACTAGAAACTTTTGAGATTGCAGAAATTAAAAACTCAAAGAATCGTCTGTTGAAATCAAAACTCAGACGTTCTAAGTCTATTCCAGAAGTAAATTTATACGCTATGATGATTGTGAAGGATGCACTAGAAGATGAAAATACCAAGTAAAGGTTTTGTAATTGTTGCGTCCAGAAACTCTAACTTTTATACTTACGCAGTCAATCTTATAGAATCAATCAAAGACTGGTATCCAGAAGCACAAATATGTCTGGTCACCGAAGAACGTTTTATTGATGAACGTGCGGACGAAGCAGACCAAGTTATCTTTTGTGACGACCATTATCGTGCAAAACTATGGGGTATGTCGCAATCTCCTTATGACATAACTATGTATGTTGACGCAGATATGGATTGTGAACACGAAGATATCGCAAAGGTGTGGGATGAATTAGGTGACCGTGATATGGTTTTTCACGAACTAACTCCAGAACGTGAAAAGTATTATGCGATTCGTGAATTCAAATATGCAGGTAAGATGGAAAAGTTTACTTTATGTGGGGGTGTATGTCTCTACCGAAGTGGTAATCAATTAGTTCGTGAGTTTATGGAAGACTGGTTTGAATTGTTTAACAAACAACATAGTGGTATGTGGAAACCCAAAGAGTTTGATAGTGAACAATTTGATAGAGACCTTAAACACTTTGACCAAACAACCCTTTGGTATCTAACCGAAAAAGACCCTAAATATAAAGAATTAAAAATAGGTATCTTCCACGATGATATTCGTTGGAATTATTTTACTCAATACGGATATGAAGGTCTAAAGTCTATTGAAGACAAACCACCTATCCTAAGACATTACTCTGGTTCACTCCAGAAGGATAAACTTATAGTATGAAAGACATTCCTATTAAAAACCCAGATGTGTTAAAAGCACTTAATAACTTCCTATGGTATTATGAAAACAAGGATGTTGTTGCAAGAAATCTAAAATTACACGGTGAACCAAAAGACAGAAAATATTTTATGTCTGAAAAATATCGTGATGAGATTATTGCTCAAGATACTGCACACGAAGGATTTCCAGACGCAGGACATTCATATGCACTGAAAGCTGACCGATTACATCACATTGAAGGTCGTGAAAGTAATCCAGAAGCGGCAGGATTTATCACACGATATAGTGAATATAATACAGAACTTTGTTCTCTTTTATCTACACGAAACAATGCATTAACCCAAATGTATCCTCCAGATGGATTTATTTCGTGGCATAATAATGCAAATGCGTCTGCATATAACATTATTTTCTCTTGGTCGGAGACAGGTGACGGTGTTTTTAGATATGTTGATGGACATACTGGTAAAGAAGTTGTTATGCAAGATAAAAAAGGATGGCAATGTAAAGCAGGATATTTTGGTGCATATCACGAACCTTGGTATAAAAGAGTCTATCACGCTGCCGAAACTGACTGTTGGAGAATCACGGTATCCTATATCTTTGACCGTAGTGATATGTCTCTAGGACTTCAAGATGACGTAATTGAGGAAATAATGTCCGAATTCTAGTCCACTAGACGATGGAATCCTTATAAATAAAGACAGAAGAAACTGTTTTATATGGGTATTCCACGATGATTCCAAATTACGAAGATATTACTATTTTACAAGGAACAGATGTAGCAATCGAAATACATCTAATTCACGATAGTGGTAGTGCATTTAATTTGACCAATAGGTCTATAGCAGCGAAGATGAAAAGAAACTACGCTGATTCAGCTGGTGACCCAGATACGGTCTCCTTTAATGCTGCCGTAATAACCCCTCCAGAAGATGGCATTATTAATTTGTCATTGACCAATACCCAAACCGATGCGTTAAAAACTCGTGGTCGTTACGTCTATGACGTAGAAGTATCTTATGTAGATAGTGATTCAAATACTATAGTTCAAAGAGTCCTTGAGGGACAGATTGAAGTCTCACCTTCGGTCACCAAATAAAGGAAATTTTAATGTCTGAGAAGATTTACATAAAGAAAATTGTAGTCGGAACACCTATTAAAAGGGTGACTTCTGGTTCTTTTTCTATTGATAATCTAGCTGGTGTTGACGTATCTAGCGAAGTAGAATCTGACGGTTCAATTCTTGCTTACAGAAGTTCAACAGATAAGTATGAAATAACTAAACTTAAAAATGATGCGTTCATTAATGTCACATATGATAGTAGTCAAGGTGCATATAATTTTAGTTTTAATAACGAGAATTTTGCAGGTGACTTTATTCCAGATTCCGATGGAGTACGTAGTCTTGGTACAATAAACCAAAAATGGAAAGACCTGTATCTTACTGGTAATACAATTACTCTTGGAACACTACAATTAAAAGATAGTAATGGTGAGTTTGTAATTGTTGATACAAATGATAACACTAAGACTTCACTAAATATTTCTCTTACCAGTAATAATACAGATATTCTAAGTTTTAATAGTGAAACTGGTCTATTTACATTTAATGATTCTGATATCGCAAGAACAGACGTTAGTGAAACATTCCATCAAGGTCTAACCATAAACAATGGTGCGACTATTGATAGTGCAACCATTCCTAATCTTGTAAACACAAATCTAATAGGAAGTCAAGCGACTCTTGATAGTGCTAACATTGGTACTCTTAGAGTTACAGGTAATACTGTACTTGACGGTAATCTAACCGTTACAGGTACAGAAACAGTAGTAAACACCGAAACTATTCAACTTGCAGACAATACTATTGTTCTTAATTCAAATGCAACAGGAACACCTTCAGAGAATGGTGGTATTGAGATTGAACGTGGTGACCTAGCAAACGTATCGTTCCTATGGGACGAAGGTGTTGGTCGTTGGACATTAGGTGATAAAGATTTAGAA